TTATTTAAGTTCATGCGCCGCGAGCACGCCGAAGCACTTGTGAACCAAGGCAGCACTCGAATCGGAACGCTGCACGGGTTTCGCGAGGTCGAGAAATATGCAGCCGGCGTGGGCGACGCTGACGAGGGGAGCAAAACGATTGAAGCCGTTCTCAACGGCACTTTTGATGGAGGCACGTCTGAGACCGAAGCTCTCAATCAGCTTGGCCCCATCCGCGTTGGCGCTGGAAGCAGAAACTTGCGGTTTATAGACCATACGGTGAAGACGGTCCTCAATCATCAGGACGCCCTCATTTGGTGCTGCTCCACATCGCATTCAGAAGAAGCCATGGGGCAGATTGGACACGCAGATTGCTGCGTCGCGATTTTTGATCCACCTCGATTTTTTGAGGCACTTCACGCGGCGGTCCTGCAACATCACCCCGACATGACGCGCGTGGGGCCAGCTTACGTCATCTACCAGGATCGCCGCGAAACCTGGAACACGCGGAATTTAGGAAGGAACCCCGTCTTCCTGAAGGATCCGTCGTTCGCGGCACAAAAAGAAATTCGCATTGCGTGGAGCAACCCGGCGACGCCAGAGGTCAGGTATGAGCCCTTAATCCTCGCCAGTTCGGATGCACACCGTTATTGCCGGATTGTCCAAACCGGCGGCGCGGCAGCGAGTGGCGCGGAAAACGCCGGCGAAGCAAACCGCGACTAGCGCGTCGCCCGCACCTTCCGTGCGCGCCGGCGATCGTAGGTCTTATTGACCATGCGGTCGTCGGCGTGGCCGGTAGCGTCTATGAGCCGGTCGTCGCCTTCCTCCTTACGGTCAGTCACAGCAGCCGGCCGCATGTCGCGCAGCGAGAAGCGTTCGAACGGAATGCCGCGCGCCTTCGCCTCAATCTCGCAGTAGTCCATCAACCGCGACCAGCTGGTGTTCCAGCCGCTGCGCGTGTACACCTGCCCTGCCGTGTTGCCGAACACGTACAGGCTCGTCGTGCGCTGGAGCGCGAGCGCCTCGTCGACCACGGCGCGCAGCTCGGGCGACCACAGCACCAGCTTGCTGCGCTTCTGCTCGCCGGCCTTGCGCTTGCCGATCGGCACGCTTATTCCTTCAACGCCGATCGACTGTCTGTGCAGCTCGCGCATTTCAGTGGGCCGGCTGACCGTCAGATAGGCCGTCTGGACGCACAGCGCCAGAATCAGATACGTGGAGCTGGGGTGCTTTCCGCCAACGCTTTTGCGCGAGCGCGCGACCTCCACAGCCAGCGCGACCTCCTGCGGCCCTACGTAGCGCGTGCGCGGCCTTGTCGGGTTGTACTCGATGCCTCGGCATGGGTTGATCTCGATCTCGCCGCGGCGACGACCGTATTCGAACACCGCTGACAGCAGCGCGATCTCCTTGTTTGCCTTCGCCGGCGCGCCAAGCTGCGCACGCTTGTCGAGATAGCCGTAGACGTGCTTCGGCTTGACGGCCTTCGGCGCCATCTTCCCAAAGACCTTGATCAGCCGCTTCGCTTCGACGCGGTTCTCGTCGAGCGTGATCTGTGCCTTGCGCCGCTCGTCGGTGCGCGGCATGTTTTCCTGCCAGTCGAAATACGCCTCGATCAGCGCCTCGACGGTGCCTGGCTCGACCGCGTCGCCGTTAAGTGCTTCGGCGCGCTCGATCGCCTGCTTGCGGATATCGGCGATCGCCTCCTTGTTGTGCGACGGGGCAGACAGGCGGAACGCCCACTTGCCGTTCGGCAGCTTGTAGCCAAAGCTGACCTTGTGCTTACCGTAGTTTGGGTAGAGGCGGAACGGTAAGCCGTCCGGCCGTTTGCGACGTCCGATCATGTTTCTAGCGATGCGAAATCTGGTTCTTGTTCTTCATCGGCGACGCGTGCGACTGTGCGCGGCGATGCCCCGTTCATGCGTGCATCGCGGTACTGCCGCGAGACCTGCGGAAAGCCCGCGATATTAATCTCGAAAGGCCACTTGTTACGCTCGAGCCAGCGCTTCATGCAGCCCAAGCTGCGCGGCTGGCACCCGACCAGCTCGGAGAGTTCTTCGCGGGTCAGGTACTGGCTCATGATCTGTCCTTACGCCATGCGAATGGCAACGGGTCGGCGAGAATAAAAAGATGCCTCATGTTGGCAACGTTGACGACGTCGCGATCAGCCGGAAACACTTCGACGGCGTCGAGTTGCCCGCGGCCGATCTCGCGCTTAATGCGCTGCAGTTCGTCCCATGTGATGCCGTCAAGCCAGCGATCGGTGCCGCTGTTGACGCTGGTTCTGTTGACCGATGCCCGGACGATCCCATCGCGTTCGGCGAACACCTGGACGAGGAAGTCGCGGGAACGCCAAACCTCGATAAGCTTTTCGGGCAGGTTGGCCCGTTCGCGCCAGCCTTGAACCGGCGTCAGAACGATTGGCTGTTTAGCATTTCCTCGCTCGAGCGCGCGGCGCTCTGCACGCGTGGGGTTAGTCGCGCTCATAGCGTTATACCGAGCCTGCTGAGCTGTTGCGCTAGAAAATGCCGATCCGCAAAGTCCAACTTCGGCTCGAAGAAACCGAGCGCACCCTTGCATGGGACAAGCGGCAGCGGCCGAGCGTCGCGCAGCACGAAGCCATAAGGGCCGAAGAACCATTCCGAGTTGCTGGCGTTGACACAGTCAACGATCGTGGCCACGCCAACGATGCCGCCGATCATTTCCGCGCGCGGCGGGTAGGCACCGAACCGTCGACCGTAAGCGTCCGCATCGTCGGAGTAATCGCGCTGCGGGTAGCTGACACCGGCATGAATGAGCACCTGCCCGCGGAAGCCAGTAGGCCAAGTGCGATTTTCAATGTCTTTGTGACCACTGGCGATCAGCCAAGCGTACGGTTGCCGGATAGACAGGGCCTTCATCGCACACCTCGAGCAAGCATGCACAGCGACTGGCGGCGCGCGATATCAGCTTCATAGCCGGTCAGCTGCCCGGTGAGAACGGCGTACGTACGCGGCGCCGCGATGGTGGCCGGGTCGATCTCGGCGGCACGCTTCTGTTGCTTGGTCGGCGGCGGCTCGGCGGGCGTGGTGCCGGCGATGATGAACTGGGAAACCTTGCTGCACGGCCGCTTCACTCGAGACAAGACACCCAGGCCGATCATCGTCTCGAGCATGTGCTTGATATCCGCGGCACCGACGCCAAGCTTCGCGGCGATCGCGTACGCGGCGTAGTACTGCCCGGGCTGCATGGCAGCGAGGATGCGCGCGGGCGTGGGAATAACGGTGGCGTATGGCATCAGTGGGTACCCCTTGCAGTTGTGGAAGATCCAAACACCAGCGGGTCATTGAGACTTGCCGTCGCTTCGTCAAGCCAGCCGCGCACGAACTCGTCGCCTTCTACCATGCGCAGCAGCTCGAAAGCGACGAGCATCATCTGCGAGAGGAAATACGTCTTGAGCTCGCCAGGCAACGCGGCGATTTCGTCACCCTGGAGAACCTTCATTGCCAGCGTCGCAACGCGCTTTTCGTCAGCCTCGGTCATGGGGTGTCCTTTAGGCGTATTGCGTCATGAGCATTTCGGGTAGCGAATTAGGCGGCCACCGTTCAGCTAGCTGCCCCAGCGTTCCCTCAAATACCTCGCCAGTCAGGCGCTCGTTCTCGTCCACCACATTGAAACGTACTGGACGATCAGCGGGAACCTCTCCCCACTCGATGGGGTCGCCCATGTCGTCGATAGCTATGCCGTCAACAACCTTTTCAATACCGGTTCCCGAATGCCCGTCATCGGCAAGGATCTGTTCCCACGACTCCGCCGCGAAGACTTCGGACTCTTCGCCAATCCAGAAAAATCGAAGGGTATTAATTGTGGTCATGGTGAACCTTTAAAGATCGCTGAATAGTTCGCGCTGGCTCGCATCCAACAGCCGATCGGGGCCCCATACGGAGCGGCCGTCGAGCGTGTAACCATTGAGGTAATAACCGCTTCTTCCCGCCAGATCCGCGACTTCCATGTGGAAGTACGGTTTAGAGGGCCGGTCGCGGCCATTAAGGTGGTCGTGATAGGCCGCGCACGTGCACGGAGCGCTCAGCGTTTTCACGATGAACGGACCCGTGTTGTAGTTGGTGCGCACGCAGGCGCCTATCCGGAGCAACACGGCTCACCCCTTCAGGACGTGCCGCGTGATACCCGTAATGCCGGGCGGAAGGTTGCCGGTTGCACCGCTGTTCGGCTGCTCGGGCTGCATGAAATCCGAGCTGTTCGAGCCCGAGGCCTTGATGAAGTCAACTTCGACCTTGGCGCTGTCTACAAGCACCCGAGCCACGTCGGCGACGGCGCGTGCGCGGTCAATCTCCATCGGGGTTTCGCGGTTTCGAAGGTCTGCCAGCGTGTCGAGCAGGTGCTGACGGACCGTGGTGATGTTGTTGCTCATGACTCTTTCTCCTTCGCCTCTCGGGCGATACGGTTGATCTGGCGCGTGATCGCGCTCTTGAGCTGGACAAGCTTCGCCAACTCAGGCGATCGCGTTACCGGATGGTTGCGCCGCGCAAGCTCTTTCCGCGTAACCAGCTCGAGCGCGTCTAGCGTGATCTTTTCCCGGTCGATGGTCTTTCGCCCAGGCAGAAAGCAAACGACGTGTCCCCGCGGGATTGGGCCATTCGCGGATTCCCAGACGAGGCGGTGTACAGCGACCCAGCGGCGCGCCGGCACCGGATGGTCATCCGTGACTTTGCGCACGAGATAGCCGTCTTTGCAGATCCGCTCCGTTCCGAGCGGCACATAGTTGTGCTGCGCGGCACCGTGCCGCTCCCCTTTTTTAAACTGCGAGCGGCGAGTATTAGGGTGGTTGCCAGAAACGCCCTTGGTGCCTTTGTTCCACGACTGCTGTCCCTTTACAAACCGGCAGCCTGCGCCACGGCCACCGTCGGTTCGACCGGAATCCGTGCTTGCGAAGAACTCAGCACTCTTGGAGAGTCCAAGCTTTTGCGCTCGGCCGTAGGTGGCTGGCGTCGTGCGGCCAAGCGCCGCTGCGACAAGTTCGGTCTTCTCATGCGGATAGTGGTCGTGCATGTATTGGATATCGGCCGGCGACCATGCGCGGCGCGGCGGCGTTGCGGAGCCGGGTTTGCGCTTCGTCACGATTCGAGCCTCCCGCCGATCGCTGCTGCAGCGCGCGCAATACGTGCATTGAACCAGCGGCGCAGCACGTACGACCGTGCAATCGATATCGCGGTATAGAACAAGCCAAGCGTCACGTTCTGACGCAGCGAAATCTCCCAGCCGAACAGCGGGAAGATCAGCGTGTTGGCGGTAATGTTGATCACGTAGCCGATCGCAACGTTGGTGAGGCTCTCGACGAGTGAGCCTTTACGGGACTGAGTCATGGGCGGGTACATCCCAAATCGCGTGGCGTGGCGAGCCGTGCGCGAGCCGAAAGACGGCCAGTGACGACGGTGTTTGCTTTGGCTGTCGCCTCCGCGCCTTCCTGCGTTTTGGCTGACACATACACGGTCTGCGACGTCACGAATCGACCATTCCAGCGGCCGACCTCGACGACCCACTTTTTGTAGGGCTTGTCGCGCCAATACGATTCGGCGTCAAAGTCGCCGTCCATAAAGAAGCGCAGTTCGCGCTGTGTCATTTGCGCTTGCATGTCAGTCGCGCTCCGTGCAATCCAGCACGACGACACCTTGGCCGGCCGCCTGAACATCGAAGATAGATTCTTCGCAATCGGACCATGTCGAGTCCGTGAACGAGCCAACTACTACGTGGTGCGGCGGGAACTTGCTCAGTTCCTCGATCAGCTCGGCGACGGTCATAAGGCACGCGCTGCAATCTGCATTGCAGTCCGTGCATCGATGAGCTTCGTCAGCGTCGGGGATTTCGAGGTGGCGAGCTTGTAAGCATCTAGCGCCGCTTTCTTCCAAGCGACAGCCGTCTGATAACTGCCGGAGATAACTGCCGGAGGAACGCGGTTGCACAGAGCCTTAAGCTCCTCGCGCATCTTTTCGATTTGCTCCCGCTCAGCCGCCAAGGCCTCGGGGGTTTTGGTGATCTTCTCGGCCACGTCGGCCTCCTTAGTCAAGATCGTTGGCGGCGCGGCACTTGGCGTCGACCACCGGGGTTGAAAGATTCGGAAGTGGCCGGCGGATGCCGGTGACGCGCGGGTGTGGATCGAGACGAGCGCGCACGGCGGCGCGCAGCGCTGCGCGAACAGCTGGGTTGCACGCGGCGCCGCTGAATCCCTGCGCGAGGGCTTCGCGGTCGATCATGTCGTCAGTGACAGGGATGGCGGCGCGCATGGTTAGCGACTCCGGCGGCGTGCGGCACGCAGCTGCGCACGGAGAAGCCTGAAGGCATCCCACCGCGACAACGTGCCGTTGGCGAGGTCTTCGACGATTTGCCAGAGCGTGCGCATCAGTGCACCCCGTCGCAGGTCATCGAGTAATGTGCATTGCCCATCGCGTCGTGACCGTCTGCGCGACAAAGCGGCAATGGGATCTCGAAACCGAATTCATCGACCGCCAGCGACCAGATAAATGCGGTCTGGTCATTGACCACGTCGCCGTAGATGTCGCGGTGGTAGTGGTAGACCGTAACCATCATGCACCCCGCTGAAGGCTGGCACGCACGTGCTGCGTCTCGATCTCATCCCATTGCTGAACAGCTGCCAGCGTGAGAACGATCGCGATCAGCACGACAAGCGTGCGCGCCCACAGCATCACCAGCTCGAGCAGCGCCTTCATCGGACACGCTCGAGCAGGAACACGGCCGCGTTCGCGATGCCGTCGGTGGACAGGTACAGCACGCCAATGACGACGAGCAGGAACCAGTCGGGGCGCGCTTTCACTGATTCACCTGTTTCGCAGCGCCGGCGCGGCCGGCTTCAAGGATCGGCAAGCCTGCCTCGGTCGGCACATAGATGACCTGGCCGCCTTTGCCTTCGCTTTCGGAGAGCTTGTTGATCCACAGGTAGCGCAGATAGGCGTCATTGCCCTTCAGCGAATCGCCGATGATCGCGTTGGCTTGGGCGACGCCGCGTGCGCGGATGACTTCAGCGTCGGCAAACGACTGCGCGCTTTCCTTTTTGGCGAGCGCGTCTTGCACTTGCACCTGCTTGCTGTAGTTGGCTTGCGCGAGCTCAGCCTCGCCGTCCATCCGCTGCGAATAGACGTGGTACTGCGGGCAGCCATACAGCAGGCCGCCGACGATGGCAGCGAGCAACAAAGCGGCCGCACCGGTCGCGCTGATCAGGAACCGCGGCGAATCGCCGTTCATGCGGCACGCTCGAGGTCAAGTTCGCGGGCGACGGCGAGTGCTTCAGCCTTCACTTGGGCGCTAATGCGGCGGCACTCCGCGCGCGCGGCGATCGCACGCTTCTGGTAAGCGATGCCGTCGGCACAGCGAATCGCGTCGCGCACGCGCTTGAGCGCCTTGCGGTCGCGCTTGGCTTGGGCCTTGGCGATCATTGCGTGATCGTGCGGGGTGCGCGGCCGCTTCAGCTTGGGAGTGCTGGAACGACGACGGCCCAGCGTCGGAAGGCTAATCGCCGCAGCGCGTCTGTGCGAGTCGCGACGGTCGAGTTCCACAAACTTGGCGCCAGCATTTCTAAGCGCAGCGCCGACGCCTGCAGCGCTGGCGAGTCCGGCGAGGACGATACGATTGTTGAGCATGGTTTCTCCGCAGTTGAGTGGGTGCGACAGACGTACTTTATCAAAGTGATAATGCAAGTCAAGCAAATTGATAAAGTTATGGGCGTAAAAAAACCCGCGCGTGGCGGGCTGTTTTAGATAGATCTGAGGAAGCGTCTCAGCCGAGAGCGCACCCCGGGCTTATTGCGGCGGATGGCCGCCCAAGCAAGGGCGTATGTGGCTCGTTCGCGTTCCCACGGGCGCCGGTCAGCTTCATCGCGTAGCGTGGCCACGGGCGGGAACATAGCTGGTTTTATGTCGTCGATGATGTGTCGCAGGATGCGCAGCGCCGGCTCGAAGCCATGGTAGGCGGCGTAAGCGAGAGTGTGTCGCTCGAGCGGCGAGATCTGCCGCCAGTAAGCCAGCGGCGGGTTGTCCGCTTCGGAATCGTCCATGCGGGCTTACTGGTTCATTGCACGCGTGTAACGCGAGCAACCGCCTAGGCTGCCCTCGTACGACATGCGTTCCATCACCTCTTTGCTGTCGACCTCGATATCGATCTTGCAGCTGAACTTGGTCGGCACGAACGTGCCGCCAGTGGTGACGCCAGAGTAATGCGCGGTACCGGACCCGCTAGTGACGGTCCCCGTGGTGAAGCTGTTTTCGGGTTCGAAGGTCGCGACGGTCTGCGAGGTTGACCAGGTATAGACGTGGTGGCCCGCGATCGTGCGTTCGGAGTTCGGCACGCCGAGCTTGTCTATTGCGACATCGATGGGCTGCCCTCGCAGCCGCTCCCAGCCGCTATGCAACTGGTTGCTGACGCAAGCCGCGAGCGGCAACAGCGCCAGCAGCGCTATTTTTCTTTTCATTGGTTGGTCCCCTTACGCCGCTGTTGGCATCTGTGCCAGCAACTTTGCGCACACCAGAAGGCAAACTGACATTACAGACACGGCGTCGCTTGGTGCCACGTCGAAAGAAAAATCGAAGCGGCCGGCGCTGGTGCGCCGTATCACTACGGCGTCATCTTCGGCGCTGGCGCGCAAGGCCGGCGATGTCCTTCGAAATCGGTCCAGTTCAATTACTTTTGCGTTTCGCTGCTGCGGAGCGGTGGGGATCACGGTTGCCCTCGGCGGGATTGTGGGACTGCTCAAGTTCTCTCAGTGCGTCGTGAGCATTAGCGACGCTGCCGGAGCCGGTTATATTTTCCGGCCTTTCATTCGGCATAACTGCTTTTTTACCACCGTAAGATAACCGCAGGATGCCCGTAAAAATCCCAATTAAGTTTTCTGTTAAAAACCCGTTATTTGCGGCCCCCTGAATTTTCTCTATTAGCGCCGCAACCTCGAGCGGCGACGCGGGCCGATCTTCTTTTTCTTCAGTCTCTGCCTGGCTCAGATCCAAGCCACCGGGCGGCAGCTTGAATGCTTCTTCGATGCGTTCGGCGAGCTTGTCGCCGATGTTACGCGTCGGGTTCTCGCCGATCAGCTGGCTCGCCTGAGAGTCGGACATCTTCATCTTGCGCGCGAAGGCAGCAATGCCCCCCACCGCCTGTGCGACGGCGCGCGCGTTCTCTAGCCGAGTCTCTTTTCTTTTCATCCTCGAAGGATAAACGGCTGTATCAGAATGATAAATTATCATTTTGCTTGAGGATGCTTTATCTGTTTGCTAAAGTGCCGTGTATGGACATGCGCACCTTACTGAAAAAGATGACCGACCCAGAACGGGAAACGCTCGCGAGGGCGGTCGATTCTTCCGTGGGTTATCTGCGGCTGATCGCTGGAAAGCATCGGCGGCCAAGCACTGACCTCGCCAAGAAGCTAGTCGCGGCGGATGGTCGGTTGACGCTGCACGAATTGCGGCCGGACGTGTGGGTTGCGCCGGACGCTACCAGCGACGCAGAGGACGCTAAAGCAAGCGTCGTATGAGTTGAGCGAGTTTCATGGTTTTGTCCTTTTGGGCGTTGATCGCCCAAAAATTTTGTGTGCTGGCCGAGTGCAAATTCAATAACAAATGCGATTGATTTTCGCGATGAGGGGTACCTCGCTATGAACATTATCCGCCTGTTCCAGACGACGGAGCGCCCAAGGCCGCAGCCGCCGAAGCGCACGGATCTGGTCTTTGTGCCGGCCGAGCTGGTCGCGCAGTGCAAGACGTACCGCGACGCGTGCCGGCTTGCATGGGAATGGCGGGAAGTCGAGAACATGACGAAGTTGTCCCTTGCCGAGCGTTGCGGGCTGCATGCCTGCTTTGTGACGGACTACTTCAACGAGCTACCGAAGGATCGCAGGGGTCGCCGGCGGCGCGAGTTGCCTGCGGACTACGTTGATGCGGTGGAGGAAGTGCTGGGTAACAACGCTATCAGCCAGTACCTCAACCGCAAGAAAGGCTTCCGTATCTGGGAAGAAGTTAAAGCGCTCGCCGACCGCATGGTCGCGGCCTGAACGATTGCGCAACACGACCGTATTGCACATGCGGCGGGTCTCCCAGGTGATGGACTGGTGACCCGGCACCCGAGCCGTCCCAAGACGGTAACCCCGAGCGACAGGGAAATGTGCTGAGTTGATGACACCCCGGAAAGCCACGGGGATAAACGCCCAGGGGAGAAGCCCCGCACCACCTACGCGGACGTCGGAGGCGTAGGCCGTTAGCCGAGCACGGGCTGCTCGGTCACCCGCCGGAGACATTGAACATTCCCGGCGCCGGACGAAGGGTAACCGGCAAATACACCTGCCCTCTGGGCACGCAAAACGACAGGATGGACCGATCGCTATGAACGCTCCCGGGGAACCGGCACGCAGGTGCCGGGATTGCCAGCACGTGCGGCCCGATAACGGGATCGTCTCACTTTTCGGCCTTCTGCCGTCCAAATGGTTCCTCGCCGAGTGTGGGCGACCGAACGGTATTCCTCACGCACCCTGTTTCGTCGAGCGAAACATCGAGATGTACACGCACTGCGGCACGGCGGCGCGGTTCTTCACTCCCTCCGGAGCACCCCATGGACGCTGATCTTCTTTCCTTCGGCATGGTGACGCTCGTCGCCCTGTCGATCATCTTTTGCCTGAGGAACCCCCGATGAGCCTGATACACGAACAATTCGCTTGGGAAGTCGAGACACCCGGGCTAAAGAAGCTGGTGCTGGTGTACATGGCGCGGCTTTGCGATCGGCAGTCGCGTGAGTGCTGGCCGACGATCCAGTCGGTGGCGTTCAAGTGCTGCATGAGCGAGAGCGCCGTCCGGACGTACCTGAAGGAGTTCGAAGCCGAGGGGCTGATCGAGCAGGTGAAGACGCCCGGCAAGCGCCGCGTCTATCGCGTGCTGCTCGGTGAAGTGCCCGCCGAGCCGGTCACGTTCATCTCGCCCATGCAGCAGCTGGCGGTGTCGGTATGAGAGACGCGCTCAATCCGAACCATCCGGTGACACAGCACGCCGGCGAAAACTGGCAATCGCTGATGGCTGCGTTGTTGTGCCAACTCGGCGAGACGGCGGTGCTGACGATCGCAGACGTCGAGCGGCTCAACATGCGCTTTCCGGGCGATCAGCCCGTCGTGCTGGTGCATTACCACGCCGAGAGCATCGAGCTGCGCCTAGTGTCGCGCACCGAGGGCGAGCGGCTCGCGCGCGAACACGGAGGGCTTCCATCGTGAATTGCGAAGCGGGTGATCTGGCGATCGTTGTCGTCCCGTCCGACTGGCCACGAAAAACGCTCTCCGACAAGATCGTCGAAGTGGTTCACTTCGTCCCGCCGCGCGGACCCGGGCCCGAATGGGATCAGCGTCCAACGTGGTGGTGCAAATTCAGGTCGGCTTGGTTCAACGATCACGGGCACATGTTCCTGGAAGCCGCGCTGCTCGATTCCTGGCTGCGCCCAATAGGTGGTGTGCGTTTCTGCGATGACGTAACCAGCGAGGTGCACGCATGAACCGCCTCTGCTCAATCGATATCTGGCGCCAGCTGGTAGAGATCGCCCGCGGCGCAATGGGCGACGAAGGCCTCGAGCGGCGTGGCCTGAGCATGGCTCTCGACGGTGACCAGCTGCAGGTCCGCTGCGGCGATCGCGATACGACGTGGGTGCTCGAGCACGTCGATCGTTACTTGCCGCTTGATCGCTTCGCCGAGACCGTGCTGCGCCCAATGTTCGAAACGGTGTTTAACACCGAACTGCCGTGCCTGTCGTGCGGCGCGCAACAGGATGCCGGCGGCGCGTTGCCGTGCGGGCATTAGGAGACAACATGCGAGTCAGTGAACTGTCGGGCGATCTGCTCGATTACTGGGTAGCACGTGCCGAAGGCATCGAACACGGCCCGGATCTGCGCGAGATGCGCCCGGGCGGCGTGCTGATCAAGGTGTGGTCGAAGGAAGGCTTCACGTTCTACACAGCCTATACGCCTTCGACAGACGTCGCACAGGCGTGGCCGATCATCCTACGCAAGCGCATCGATATCTACACCGCCCAAGACGACGGTGCGGATATCTGGGGTGCCTATTGCAACGATAGCCGCACGGCCTTCCTGCACGCCGATCCGCTCGTCGCAGCGATGCGCGCCCGTGTGTTTGCTGAGTACGGCGAGACGGTGCCAGCGGAGGTCCCGGCGTGAAGTCATACACGTGGCGCCACGCCATCATCAATTCACCGCTGCCCGGGCAGACCAGGCACGTGCTGCTGACGCTGTCATGTCACGTCAACGACGCAGGCGAGTCCGCTTACCCGTCCGTGAAGACCTTGGCCCGCGAGGCTGACGTCTCCGAGCCGACCGTCGTCAAGCACCTGCGTATCGCCAAGCTGGCGGGCTGGCTGATCGTTCGCAAGCACGGCTATGGCGGTCAGAAATGGGCGCGCAACGAGTATCTGCCTGCGATCCCTGAAGGATTCGAAATACCCGACTGGACCGCCGAAGGTACTAAAGCTGGTTTAGTGCCTTCTAATTCCGGGTTATCCACAGAGGAACTTAACGAGATTAAGCGCCTTGAAACCGAAGGCGCTAAAGCTGGTTTAGTGCCTTCGGGTGAGGCACTAAACGGCGCAACAGAAGGCACTAAACCTGACGCCATAAAGGCACTTAACCAGCTTAAGTCTAACTACTCAGAAGAACTACCCGTTAACTACCCCTCTACGGGCGCGAAAGAAAACCAGGCAGAGGGGGAGGAAAAAGCAGGAGAGCAAAACCAAACCGAACCCGCCAGCAGGTTCGAACGATTTTGGGAGGTCTGGCCGTCGCACTCTGGACGCAAGACCGGTGGACGCCCTGACTGCGCGAAGCACTGGGCTGAGAACAATCTCGAGAAGGACGCCGAGCTCATCATCGCTCACGTGCAAGCCATGGCGCGGACAAAGAAATGGATCGACGGTTACGATCCGCGCCCGCTTCGCTATCTCGAGGAACGCTGGTGGCTTGAGGGCGCGCCGTCGCCCACGCCAGCGCCTGCGGAGGCTGAGTCGACTGTGACTGAGTGGTGGCTCGACGGCCCAGCCACAGAGGCGCACGGACCCGCGATCGGGATGCGGGCGAAGCACCCCGAAGAACCGCTGCCGCATTACCGCGTGCTGGTTGCAAAGACCGCTGGCAAAGGTCCGTGGATCGACTACGTCCTGAAGCACGCCGCGAAATCAGGCTCGCAGAAGTTCTACGAGTGGGTTCGTGCCGAGCTCGGCGAAGCGTTGCTGCCTGCGGACGACTACGCGTCATGAGCAAAACCGCGCTGCGCTACCCGGAAAGCGCGATTGCTGGCGGCATGTTTGGCACGGCCCGCGTGCGCGATGCTGTCGCCGGTGCGGCGGCGCGCCTGGCATCCACAGCGCCGGTTGCGCTGGATGCGCCTATCAGCCAGCTCGTTGGCGGCGCGCTGACGCCGACGCAGCGCATGCAGGCGTTGGGACGGTTGCCGCGTGGCCGGATGAACAAGACTGAGGCCGCGTACGCCGAGCAGCAGCTGGCGCCGCGGCTGCACCTTGGCGAGATCCTCGAATACAAGTTCGAGTCGCTGAAGCTGCGCCTTGCTGTTCGGACGTGGTACACGCCCGATTTTGCAGTCGTGCTTCCCTGTGGCGCGATCGAGATTCACGAAGTCAAGGGGCGTTGGACTGACGACGCCCGCGTGAAGATCAAGGTCGCTGCCGAGCTGTTCGCGTACTACCGCTTCATCGCCATCCGCAAGGTCAAGGGTGAGTGGATTCGGGAGGACTTCTAATGCAATCGAAGAACAAGCGCGCTCCGACCGTGGCCGAGGGCCGCTACATCGTGATGATCAAACAGATGGACTGCGGTGTATGCGAGGCTGCGGGCCCTTCCGACGCACACGAAATCGAGCAGGGTCAATGGTTCACGTCGATCCCGCTGTGTCGCGACTGCCACATGGGTAGCTTCAATGGCATCCACGGTCAGGCGCGGATCTGGAAGGTGTTGAAGAAAACCGAGATGACCGTGTTGAACGACACCATCCGGAAGGTAATGAACGGCCGCGCGGCGTAAGGTCGCCGTGTTATTGACGAAACGACAATAAAGGACCAAACCATGGGGATGTTGGCTACGTGGGTTCGCGATAGCGTACGAGTTCAGATGGGGAACGCTATGCCCGCCAGCGGAGACCAGGTCGTCGGGTTGCTCCGCGACTGGTACGACTACGAAAGCGCCTTCCGGCCAAAGCTGGGCTATGAGCGCCGGGCCGCTTCGTCGGCCGGCTTCCAGATCAGCCGGCAGTGGGATGAAAGCGACCGCGACGATATCCTCGACGACGAGCTGCTTGCAGCGCGCGCCAAAATCGTTGCGGAGTGCATCGACAAACTCGAGCTGCGGTTCCGCATCGCTATCCAGACCGAGATGCGCAACGGCTCGGTCGAGGCGCAGGTGTTCCGCAATCCTCGCCATCCCGATACACAAGCCGCAGACTTCGACGCGGCTGTTGCGATGCTGGCCGCAATGCTTGCGTCGCGCGGCCTGATCGATAAAAAGCTTGCGGGTGGAGTAAACCGCGCATAGAATCGGTTCCCGTTGGGGGTTCGTTCGCCCTCTTGAAATGAATTCAAATGAAAAGCTCGCTCTAGCCCAGCGGGCTTTTTGCATTTCTACCGTGTCTCCTTCAGGGATTTCGAGCGAGGGTCCCTGAATTCAAACGCCCGTTCCGGTTTGCGCCGGCGCGGGCGTTTCTTTTTCCGGAACCGAATTCGCGCCATGCCGAAACTAACCGCCAACCAGCTGCGCTTCGTCGATGAGTACCTCATCGATCTGAACGCGACGCGCGCGGCGGAAGCGGCTGGCTACAGCAAGCGCACCGCACGGCAACAAGGCGCGCGGCTGTTGACAAATGTTGACATCGCTGCGGCGATCCAGACGGCCAAGCAACAGCGCGCCGAGCGTGTCGAGATCGAAGCGGACGCGGTGCTGCAAGAGGTTTATGCGATCGCGATGGCCGACACGAACGGAATCGTGTCCTTTCGCCGCGAGTGCTGCCGCTACTGCTGGGGCGTCAATCACGCCTACCAGTACAAAACGGAGCGCGAGCGGGCCGAGGCGCGGCGCCTATTCGAACGAAACCTCGCGCAAGCCAAGCGCGCAAAGGTCCCGAAGGCTGGCTTGCCGGTGTTCGACGACAGCGGCGGGATTGGCTTCGATACGAAGCGTGAGCCGCATCCGGATTGTCCGGAATGCCTTGGTGAAGGCCACGGCCATGTGTTTATCGCCGACACGCGCAGGCTTTCCCCCGCTCTCAGGTCGCTATACGGCGGTGTGAAGCACACGAAGGAAGGCATCGAGGTCAAGGTGCACCCGAAAGATCGGGCGCTCGAGCTGCTGATGCGCCACCTTGGTCTGCTGAAGGAAGAAGTCAGGGTCACGGTTGTAGACGAACTCGCCGCGCGTCTCGCGGCCGCACGCCAGCGACGCGCCAATGGCAGCCAAGGCGGATCTTGAATGGGAGCTCCTCGAGGAAATAGCGGGCTTTGCGCACGATCCGCTCGGCTTCGTGGAGTTCGCTTTTCCGTGGGGCACCGGGGAACTGGCGAAGTTTACCGGGCCGGACGAGTGGCAGGTCGAGATCCTAACGGAGCTGCGCGACGGTCTGATCACGCTGACCGAAGCAATTCAGATCGCGATTGCTTCGGGGCACGGCATCGGCAAGTCGGCGTTTGTTTCGTGGCTGATCTTGTGGGCGATCTGCACGCGCGAGGACACGCGCGGCGTTGTGACGGCGAACACCGACACGCAGCTGCGCACCAAGACTTGGCCGGAGCTTATGAAGTGGCACCGGCTCTGCATTTGTGGGCACTGGTTCGAGGTCACGGCGACCGCGATCTTTTCGAAGCAGCCGCAGCACGAAAAGACGTGGCGTATCGATTCGGTGCCTTGGTCGGATACGAACACCGAAGCATTCGCAGGGCTGCACAACCAGGGTAATCGCATCCTCCTGGTGTTCGACGAAGGCTCAGCCATCGACGACAAGATCTGGGAGGTTGCTGAAGGCGCGCTGACCGACGAAGACACCGAGATTATCTGGTTCGTCGCCGGCAACCCAACGCGGAACACAGGACGGTTCCGCGAGTGCTTTGGGCGGTGGAAACACCGTTGGATACACAAGCAGGTGGATTCGCGGACGTGTCGCCTGACGAACAAGCGGCAGATCGCGAAGTGGGTATCGGACTACGGCGAGGACAGCGATTTTGTCCGCGTGCGTGTCCGTGGGGTCTTTCCGAACGCGAGCGCTATGCAGTTCATTCCGAGCGACCGGGCAGCAGAGGCGATGAAGCGCGAAGCCGCGGCGAGTCTGTATGACCCGCTGGTGATCGGCGTCGACGTTGCGCGTTCCGAGGATGGCGACGAGACGGTGATCGCGCCGCGCAAGGGCCGCGATGCTCGCACGCATCCGTGGAAGATCCTCAAGACGCGCGACACGATGAAGATCGCGTCGGCCGTTGCTGAGATGTACGACCGACTGCATGCAGATGGCCTGTTTGTGGACGTGGGCGGCGTCGGTGGTGGCGTCATCGATCGGCTGATCCAGATGGGCTATCCGGCGATCGAGGTCAACTTCGGCGCGTCGGCTGATCGCTCGATGCCTGGCGCTGAAGCCATCACGTATTACAACAAGCGCGCCGAGATCTGGGGCGAGATGAAGGAGTGGCTGAAGTACGGCGCCATCCCTGATGACAGCGACCTCGAGCAACAGCTGATCGGCGTCGAGTATGGGCACAAGCAGCTGCAGGGCCGCGACGCGATCCTGCTCGAGTCGAAGAAGGACATGAAGGCGCGCGGCTTGGCATCACCAGACCGCGCTGATGCGTTGGCAGTCACGTTTGCCTATCCGGTTGCGATGCGCGAAAACGCAGGCCGCGCTGGCATTCCGGGCAGTGTGCGCCGCGGTCATGCCGAGACCGAGTACGACCCGTATGCCGAAGCGCACACGACCGGCGGCAACGTGAAGAGCGACTACGACCCGTACAACTGAGGACACGACGATGGGATTCAGCACACCCAGCACGCCGGCAGCACAAGCCGCACCGCTCGCACCGCCGCCAGCACCGACCGCGCAATCGCCGCAAGGCGCGAGCGCAGCCAGGTCTGCCGAGGCGCGTGCAGCAGCTGCCGGCGGTCCGTCGAGCACGATCATCACCGGTGCAGCCGGCCTCACCAATCCGGCCTCGACGACCGGCAAAACGCTGCTGGGTGGCTAATGGGAATGGGCCTGCCTTCGCCGGTGTCGCCGATCAACGTGATCAAGAACAGCGTTGACCCGCTTGGCCTCGTCCACCAGTCGCACGGCTCGGTGCTCGAGAACATCACGGACCCGTCGCACGCCCTGTATCCGATGGCTCAGGGCGTCAACGATTGGGTGACGGGGAAGAAGCCCGCGACCAGCTCGACATCCTCAACAGCGGTCGCGCAAGCGCCTTCGATCATTGGTGCGACCAGTTCTGATGCAACGCAGAAGAAAGCGGCGACTTCGAATGCTGGCGCGCTGTACGGCGCTGCCTCGTCTGACCAGTCGAGCACCGGTTTGAAAGCGCAGTTGGGAGATTAACGGCCTTGAGGCCTAACCGAGTTCCGGCCGGAGAGTGCCCTACGGGGCTCAATCGATCCGACATACCGCGAGAAGGCTTGCCGGTCGGAACATATACAGGAGCATTCGTATGAGTTTGAAAGAGAAGTTTCAACAGATCAAAGCGGCGATCGCGCAGGCGATCAATTTCGCTGATCCGGCCGAAGTGCTGCAGAAGGCCGAGCACGAATTCATGGAAGCGAGCGCCGAGGCGTATCACGCGCTCGAGGATCGCGTGGTCGAGCTAGAGACGCAGCTGAAGTCGTTGATCGATCCGACGGCAAAGGCCGAAGAACCGCCCGCAAGTGATCCCCCGGTTGAAGCGGGAAACGCGGTGCCGCCGGTTGCTGGTGGAATCACTTCGGATGCTGCTACCGGTATCAATGCGAATGCCGCTGGTGACGCGGGAAACGGCGACAGCGCTGTCCAATCTGCGACGGATGGCAGCGCCACTGCGACGAGTTCGGATGCAGAGTCGTCGACCCAGACGACCCCGGCGAGCCCTTCGGCGGCTACCCCTGGAGTTGACGCAGCCAGCACGGCAACCGCTTAACCGATCGCGCACGGGAGATCACTCGAATGGCCGACATCGCAAAGATCATGGCGTATCCGCTTTCACAGACCGAGCTGGTTCGGCTGCGTCAGCACGTCGATCAGCGCCTTGTCGGCCTGCGCATGGACCGGTATTCGTGGTGGACGCACTGGCGCGAAATCGCCGAATACCTGTTACCGCGTCGCTATAACTGGCTGGTCACGCCGAACAAGGTCAACCGCGGCAGCCCGATCAACCAGCGCATCATCGACAGCTCGGGCACCAAGGCATGGCGCACGCTGTCGTCCGGGATGATGTCCGGCATGACCTCGCCCGGGCGCCCGTGGTTCCGCATGACGCTCGAGGATCAGGACTTAGCTGAAGCCCCGGGCGTGAAGCTGTGGCTTGATCAGGTCACGAAGCGCATGGAACGCGTGTTCGCCTCGTCGAACTTCTACAACGGCATGGCGACGCTGTACGGTGATCTGGCTTCGTTCGGTACCGGGCCGATGATCATCTATGAGGATTTCAAGGACGTCATCCGCTGCTACAACCCTTGCGCCGGCGAGTACTACCTGGCCATCGGTCCGCGCGGCGACGTGGACACCCTCTATCGGGAATTCGTCTACACCTGCTATCAGGCCGCCAAAGAGTTCGGCGTAGAGAACTGCTCGCCGACGGTGCAGCAGGCCGTCCAAACCGGTGGCGCCGCGCTGACGCGCGAGATTGTCATCGGTCACGCTATCGAGCCTAACGACGACATCGTGCCGGGTGCACAGGGTTTCCGAGGCGCTGCGTTCCGCGAGATCTACTGGGAGATCGGCAGCAGCGAAACCACGTTCTTGCGCCTTCGCGGATTTTCAGAATGCCCGTTCATTGCGCCGCGCTGGGATGTGTCCGGCAATGACGCTTATGGCCGCTCGCCGGCCATGGATGCCCTCGGCGACATCAAGCAGCTGCAGGTCGAGCAGAAACGCAAAGCGCAGGCGATCGACAAGATCGTCAACCCGCCGATGATTGCGGACGTGCAGCTGAAGAATCAACCGGCGTCGCTGTTGCCTGGCGGCGTCACGTACGTGAACTCGACGGCCAACGGTGTTGGCTTCAAACCCGCGTACGAGATCAAGCCCCAGCTCGGCGAGATGCTCGAGGACATTCAGGACGTACGCAAGCGCATCAGCGACACGTTCTTCGAAGATCTGTTCCTGATGATCAGCCAGCTCGACACGGTGCGCACCGCGACCGAAATCGACGAGCGCAAGGAAGAAAAGCTGATCCAGCTGGGTCCGGTGATTGAGCGCTTCGACAACGAGGCGCTCGACATGTCAATCGATCGCACGTTCAACATCATGCTGCGCCGTGGGCTGCTGCCGCCGATTCCGGACGCGCTGCGCGGCCAGCACATCCAGACGCAGTACATCTCGATGCTCAGCGAGGCGCAGAAGGCCGCGTCCACCGCGAGCGTCGAGCGCTTCGCCCAGTTCGTCGGCAACATCGCTGGCGCCGTGCCTGAGGCGCTCGATAACGTCGATTGGGACGAGATGATCGACGAATACGCCGACATGCTCGGTGTGTCGCCAAAGATCGTTGTGCCGCTTGCGAAGGTGTTGCAGATCCGCGCTCAACGCGCAAAACAACAGGCACAGCAGCAAGCCATGCAGAACTCCATGGCCGCTGTTCAGGGTGCGCAGGTGCTTTCGAATACGGACGTCGGCGGTGGCCAGAACGCGCTGGCGAAGCTGGTCGGCAATGGTTGACGCCGTGCACACACGGGATTTCGAGATTCTCGGCAAGGTCGCTGCCGGTCGAACGCTGTTCATTGACGGTTTTGCGCTGGGCGAATTGAAGCAGCGCGGCCTGGTTACATCGCAGAACAAGGGCACGCATACCGCGTGGGTATTGACGGATAAGGGGCGCGAGCGTCTCGAAACCGAAACGAAACGGAGAGATGACGATGCCCGACGTACCAGCGACGCTTCCGCCGGCAGTGGTTCAGGCGGCGATGCAGCAGGCAAATCCAAGCGCGGCCGACGTCTCAAAGCAGGCCGCCGCGAAGAAGAAAAAGCAGCCGGTCGCTAAGACGGCTGCCGAATTGTTGTACCCGTCCGCAGCCGCGTCTGACCCGGTTAGCGGTAGCAACTGACACACACGGAGGAATGGCAATGCCGGAAACCGCTGCAGCCACCGACACCCCACAGAGCGGGTGGCTGATCGAGATGAACGACGCCGGCCAGAGGTCGTGGCTGTCGCTGAGCGAGGGCCGATCACTCGGCCGGCCGCTCGGCGCGTGGACGCCGGACAAGACGCTCGCGCTGCACTTCGCGCGCCAACAGGACGGCGACGAGTTCGTGAAGTCGTTCCTGCGCAACGAAGCGCCATTCATCAAAGTCGTTGAGCGAGGTCCTAAATGAGCACCCCACTGATCCAGCTTCCTTTCGAAGGCTCGTTTGCTGATCGCAAGCCAGACCGCGTAGCGATCTGCGTGCCGTCGAACGACATGGTGCACGCCGACTTTGCAATGTGCCTTGGCGCGCTCGCCTTCTCGGCCAAGGTGCCTATCGCGCTCCTGAATGCCAAGGGCTCACTCGTCGTCACGAACCGCAACACGCTGGTCGATGAGGCCGCGCGGCTCGATTGCGAGTGGTTGCTGTTCCTCGACTCCGATCTGCTTTTCCCGCGCGACACGATCGCGCGCCTGCTCGCTCACGGCAAGGACATCGTCGGCGCCACCTATTGCAAGCGTGTCCCGCCGTATGAGGTTCTCGGCCGCACGATCGACGGTGGCCGGCTCGAGGCAGCCTCAGGTCTTGTCGAGGTGAGCGGCCTGCCGACCGGTTGCCTGCTGGTCCGCCGAAGCGTGTTCGAGCATCTGGCGCGCCCTTACTTCCGCACGCCAGCGCACGAAGACGGCGAAGTCGACGGCATGCCTGCACATATCGAGGGCGAGGACTACTACTTCTGCCGCGTTGCGCGCGAAGCCGGTTTCAGCGTCTGGCTCGATGTGGACCTGACCATGCAGACCGGCCATATCGGTCAGCAGGTTTTTGCAATCCCCACCCACGAGGAAGTCGTCGCCGATGAAGAAGCACGAATCCAACTCGCCCACTGAGCCCGAAGACGATCTGGCTGCCGCCGGCGAGTTCAACGCCGGCGACGCCAATCAGGTCGCCGAGCGCAAGACGAAGGCTCAACGCCTGGACGAGCGCCGCCGCAACGGGCTGCGCCAGATCATGGCATCGAGCGACGGGCGCGCGTGGATGTGGAACCTGCTCGGTGAGTGCGGGATTTTTCGTTCGTGTTTCACCGGTAACTCGACGACGTTCTTCAACGAGGGGAAGCGCGAAATCGGCCTGCCGATCATGGCGGATCTGACTGAGCACTTTCCCGACGAGTACCTGTTGATGGCGAAGGAGGCCAAACAGAATGTTTAAGCGACTCATGCAACGCTTTGTGTTTCTCGAAGGTGAAGGCACAGGCGACGCGCCCGCAGGCGGCGCATCTTCTGCAGCGCCTGCACCCACTCCGGCACCTGCCCCAGCGCCAGCACCGTCACCTTCGCCCGCTGCTACGCCGTCGCCGACGCCGCCGGGCAATCTGGTTGCGGATGCAACGGCACCGAAAGACGGCGGGGCAACTGCCGCCGCTGCGGCCGCAGCCGGCACCGAATCGACCGAAGGTACCGACGGCACGGGCAAGCCCAAGGAGCCCGAATCCGGCGCCGAGAAACCGCCGGTCGAATACACCGATTTCAAGTTGCCTGAAGGCGTACAGGCCGATGAGAAGCTGCTCTCTGGATTCAAGTCAGCCGCCCAGGAAGCGGGGCTGACCCAAGACCAGGCTCAGAAGCTCATCGATATGCACTCCGACGCGGTGAAGCAAGCCGCGGACGCGAGCACGCAGCTCTGGTACGACACGCAAAAGCAGTGGCAGGAAGCGGTCATGAAGGATCCGGAGATCGGCGGCAAGAACTTCGAGCCAATGAAGGAAACGGTCGCCAAGGCCATCGACCTCATTGGCGGCGACGATGCCGCGAAGATCCGGCACGCCTTCGATTACACCGGGGCTGGCAACAACCCCGAGGTAATCCGTTTCCTGTACCGCCTGGGCAAAACAATCGGCGAGGGAGGTTCGGTCACAGGTGGCTCACCAGCTGCCGTCGTTCAGCCTAAATCCGCAGCCGAGAAGGTGTACCCCTCGCAGAACGAAACCAACCAGTAATCCTGTTCGATCGCTGACCCGGGCACACACTTAACACTGCCTACACCGCGACCAGACAGACCGATAAGGAGAGCGCCATCAAAGATCTAGGAGCTTAAATGGCAACGATCGGAGCAGTCGCCCTGACCTACGCGGACTGGGCCAAGCGTATCGACCCGGACGGCAAAATCGCCGTGGTCGTTGAGATGCTTTCGCAGGCTAATGAAGTCATGGACGACATGCTCGTCGTCGAGGCGAATCAGGCCACCGGGCACAAGACGACCGTGCGTACTGGCTTGCCGAAGGCCACCTGGCGGATGCTGAATTACGGCGTCCCGAAGGGCAAGAGCACGACCGCGCAGGTGGTCGACAACATCGGCATGCTGGAAACGTACAGCGAGATCGACAAGGACCTCGCCGACCTCAACGGCAACAGCGCGGACTTCCGCCTCTCGGAAGATGCGCCGTTCATGGAAGGTATGACGCAGCAGATGGCGTCGGCGCTTTTCTATAGCAACAGCGCCGGCACGCCGGAGCAGATCCTCGGCTTCGCCCCGCGGTTCAGCACGGTCAACACGGCCAATGCGGCGAGCGCCCAGAACGTTATTGACTGCGGCGGTACGCAGTCGACTAACACCTCGATCTGGCTAGTCTGCTGGGGCGCGAATACTGTCCACGGCATCTTCCCGAAGGGCAAGCCGACCGGTCTGCAGCACCGCGACCTGGGCGAGTGGACGTTGTTGGACGGCAACGGCGGCCAGTACCAGGGCTACCGCACCCACTACAAGTGGGACATGGGCCTGTCGGTTCGCGACTGGCGCTACGTCGTTCGTATTTGCAACATCGACGTCGTGCAGCTGATCGCCGGCAATGCGCCGAACCTGATCAACGCGCTGATCCGCGCCGTTCACCGTCTGCCGACGCAGCCGCGTTCGGCTGGTCCGGTGCAGTCGTCGGATGCGAAGAACGGCCTGCCACAGACTCGGGCGGCGTTCTACTGCAACCGCACGGTCAGCACGTACCTCGACATCCAGGCGGTCAACAAGCAGAACGTGCTGCTCAAGCAAGACGAGTGGGACGGTCGGCCTGTTCTCACGTTCCGCGGGATTCCGATCCGCACTTGCGACGCGATTGTGTCGACCGAGGCGCGCGTCGTTTAAGCGCACACGGCCAGCCGATCTGTTGAACACGCGGGCCTAGGACGGCCCGCCACCGGAGATAGACATGCTTCTCGATGGAAACCTGCTGTTCGACACGCAGAGCGCAGTCACGAACTCGCGCGCGTCGACCAACGTGCTCGATCTGGGCGCGAATCGCGACATGGGCATTGGCGACGATCCGTCGCTCAAGCTGCTTGTCCTCTGCCCGACGGGCTTCACCACGACCAACGCGGCGACGCTGCAGGTGCAGGTTCAGGCCAGCACCGATAGCGCGACGTGGGTCACGCTGGCACAGACCGATGTGTTGCCCGTTGCGCAGCTCGCCGCGGGCAGCAAGATCGCCAAGATGGATCTGCCGAATAACGGCCTTACGCGTTATCTGCGGCTGAACTATGTCGTTGGCACCGGCGTGTTCAGCGCCGGCACCGTGACGTCGGCGATCGTGCTCAGCCGCGACGACAACCCGCAATACCCGGCGAACTACAACGCAGCGAACTAAGCGGCGTACCGGGGCGGCTTAGCTGCCGCGTCGCCCCGGTTTTCCAGGCAGCGCATCCAAGGAATCGACATGGCTGATACACCCACCAAGGCACCGGCCGCCGATAAGCAATCTGGCGAATGCCCCCGTTACGAGCTGACAGAGCCGGCATACCTGAAGGCGGATGGCGACTCGTTTGACCGTATGCACGAAGCGAAGTCGGTTATCGAGTTTCGCGGCGTGCCGGGCTACCACATGACGCCGCTCAACGATGAGGCAAAGGCGATGGTGGCGAAGCACAAGCCGCAGATGCTCGAGTTCAACAAGCTGACCCCGGTCACGGCTTAACAGCACTTTCGGACGCGGGAGCGACCACATGAAGCTCGTCAACATGGAGCGCACCGCTGCGGAGAAGAAGGCCGCAGAGGAACGCTGGACCGCCGAGTCAGAAACCGGACCCGACTATCCGTACGGGCTGTGTATCAGCCTGGGCGGCGACGAAATGGAGAAGCTCGGCATTAAGGAACTGCCTGACATCGGGACCGAGCTGAACCTGACAGCGGTCGTCAAGGTGACGAGCATCAGCAAGTCGGAGTCTGAGAAAGGCCCGGGCTACAAGTCCGTCAGCCTTCAGATTGTCGAGATGGCACTCGACGACGACAACGGTCCTTCCGCAGCCGACAAGCTGTACGGCAACAAGTAGGGGCGCGCGTGGCGACGAATCAAGTCCAGATCTGCAACTTCGCGCTCTCGGCGATCGGCACGCGCTCGACCATTGCCTCGATGGATGAAGGCAGCGCGGAGTCGATCCAATGCTCGCTCCACTACGACTCGGCGCTCGATGCAACGTTGCGCGGTGCGCATTGGAACTTTGCGCGAAAGCAGGTCGCGCTCGCGCTGATCGCGGACGCAACCCAAGGCCAGACGGTGCCGCAGCCCTGGACGTACGAATACGCAATGCCCAGCAATTGCCTGCTGGTCCGTTTCCTTCTGCCCCAAGCCGCACAGGTCGGCGCGCCTTACCCGGTCGCACAACCGCGACCGGTACCGTTCATCGTGGCGTCCGACCAGGATCAGAACGGCAACGACATCAACGTGATCCTGAGCAATGAGCCGTTCGCTCAGGTGGTCTACACCGGCCGCATCACCAACCCGGCGGTCTACGACCCTGCGTTTGTGACGGCGTTCTTTCACGTGCTCGGCATGCGCCTCGCGATTCCGCTCACTGGCGACAAGGCCACGATGCGCAATGAGATGCAGCTGGCGCAAGGGGCGCTCAATGCCGCGCAGATCAGCAACGGTAACGAGGGCCTGACGATCATCGACCATCAGCCGGACTGGATGCGCGTACGCGGCAACGCGGGCGACTGGTTCCCCGACAACGGCACGTGGTTCAATGGGCCGATCGCACTGACACCGTACGACTGATATGGGCCAACCTGTAATCCAGCCTTCCTTTGCCGCCGGCGAGCTGAGCCCGGCGCTTTGGTCGCGCACCGATCTGGAGAAGTACCACATCGGCGCCGCGCTCATGCGCAACTTCTTCGTTGACTTTCGCGGTGGTGCGTCGAACCGCGCGGGCACTGCCTTCACTGGTCCGTGCGTAACCGCAGCGTCGGCGAACCGGTTGATCCCGTTTGAGTTCTCGACCGTCCAGACGTACGCGCTGCTGTTCGGCGACCACACGATGCGAGTGGTGATGAACGGCGGTTTCGTGCTCGAACCGATCGTCACAGTGCAGGCAGTATCGAACGCCAATCCGGCGGTGGTTGAGGCAGACGGCCATGGGTACAGCAACGGCGACACGGTCGAGCTTTACGCCGGCGGTATGGCTTCGCTTTACTCGCGGCTGTTCCTCGTTCAGAACGCCACGACCAATACCTTCACCCTGACGGACCTGCGCGGCAACGCGATCGATTCGACTAACGCCGGCGCGTTCACCGGTGGCTATGTCGCTCGCGTTTACACACAGGCGACCCCGTACGCGGCAGCTGATCTCGCCACATTAAAGTATGTGCAGAGCGCCGACGTGATGACGCTCACGCACACGTCCTACGTCCCGTATCAGCTCACCCGTTCGCAGCATTGGGTCTGGACCTTCACCGCAATCGATTTTCAGTCGAAGACGCCGTCGCCCACCGGCGTGACCGCAGCGGCCGAAATCAGCCCCGCCGCGTTCTTCATCACAGCCGCTAACAATGCGTTGCCGGGGGTGCTCACTGCACCAGGCAATGACTTTTCGAATGGCGATCAGGTCATTATCGACGCGACCGGCACTTGGGCCGATCTGAATGGCCCCACATATACGGTCGTCAACGCGAAGACGGATGGCACCTTTTCGCTTCAGAACGCGGACGGTACACAGCTCGACACCAGTTCGCTAGGCAGTTGGACGAGCGGCCGCGTCGGGCACAACGCCACCACGTACAGCTACGTCGTCACGGCGATCGGCGCGAACGGCGCAACGGAGAGTCTTCCTTCGGCCCCCGCGACGTGTACAGGCGCAACCCTGTCGAAAGTGACCGGCTCGACCAACGTGGTCACGATCGGTGCGCAGGCCAGTGCCACGATGTTCAATGTGTACCGCACGGCTGAGAATCAGGGCGGCACACCACCGGCCGGCTCGCTGTTCGGCTTCGTTGGCTCGATCACAGCGCAGCCGGGCACGATGACGTTCGTCGACAACAACATCACGCCCGATTTTACGAACTGCCCGCCGCAGGGAAATAACCCGTTTGCCGGTGGCAACAACCCGGGCGCAAGCACCTATTTCCAGCAGCGGCAAGTGTTTGCAGGAATGTCGAACCAGCCGGATGGCCTTGCGCTGTCGAAGTCTGGCGACTTCCTGAATATGGACTACTCCAGCCCGTCGAAAGACGACGACGCCATTCAAGCGACGATCGCCTCACAGCGGGTCAATGCGATCAAGCACCTGCTGCCGATGACGTCGCTGATCGCCCTGACGGCGAGCGGCGCGTGGCGCATCGACGGCGGCACGCAATCGAGCGTGATCACGCCGTCGCAGTTCGACGCGGTGCCGCAGGCCTACAACGGCTGTTCTGACGTCCCGCCGATCGTCATCAACTATGACATCTTGTATGTGCAGGCCAAAGGCGCGACCGTGCGCGACCTCTCGTACAACTTCTACGTGAACATTTACACCGGCACCGACATGACGGTGCTGTCGAAGCATCTGTTTGACGGGCACCAGATCGTCGAGTGGGCCTACTCGGAAGAACCCTATAAGGTCATTTGGGCAGTGCGCGAGGACGGCGTCCTGCTGTCCTTCACGTACATCAAGGAGCAGGACGTCTATGCGTGGTGCCGCCACGACACGAACGGTCTGTTCAAGTCGGTCTGCAGCATCTCCGAAGGCAACGAGAACGCCGTTTATTTCGTCGTCGAACGCATGGTCGAGGGCCAGCTGGTGCAGTACGTCGAGCGCATGGCGAGCCGCATCATGGGCGGCGACCCATCGATCGGCGTGCCCGCCGATATCACCAAGGCATGGTTTGTCGACTGTGGCCGGCAGTATCCGCTGACGGCACTTGGCGCGACGCTGTATCCGCAGGCCCTTACCGGCACGCCCGGCATTTACGGTGCCAACGTGGTTTCGGGTGGCCAGAACTACACGGCGCCGACGGTCGTCGATGCGTCCGGCAGCGGTGCCACCTTTACTGCAACCGTTGCCGGCGGCGTGATCACCGGCATCGTGGCCAATACGCCAGGCATCGTTACGGGCCGCCCGAACCTTGTAATTTCCGATCCTACCGGTTCCGGTGCGGTCGCCACTGCGATTGTGCAGTCGCGAGTGGTGATGAACGCGACCGCAGCCGTGTTCGGCGCGCAACACGTCGGCGCGATCCTGCGCATTTCGAACGGCATGGGCACCGTGGTTGCGGTGCCGTCGGCGACGCAGATCGTCGTCAACGTTACGACGCCGCTCACCTCGATCTGGCCGCAGGTCACCGGTGCGTGGACCCTGACCATCCCTGTTTCGTCGGTCAGCGGCCTCGATCATCTGGAGGGACAAACCGTCGCGATTCTCGCCGACGGCAATGTGCAGCCGCAGCAAGCCGTCGTCAACGGCTCGGTCACGCTGCAGCGCGCGGCGACGTCCATCGTCGTGGGCCTGCCGTACACCGCGCAGCTGAAGTCGCTCTACCTCGATATTCAGGGCGGCCCGACCATCCAGAGCAAGCGCAAGAAAATCAATGCCGTCACGGTGCGCATGCTTAACAGCCGCGGTATGAAGGTCGGTCAGGACTTCGGCGCGAGCCTGCATGAGTTCAAAGAGCGCAACACGCAGCCGATGGGTCAGCCTATCCAGCTGATCACCGGCGACGAGCGGGTCAATCTCGACGCGCTGTATGACCTCGCCGGCCAGGTGTGTATCCAGCAGGACGACCCGCTTCCATGCACGGTGCTGGGCCTGATCCCAGAAGTCACCGTGGGGGACAGCTAATGCTTAATTCCCGCGTAGTGGCCGCCACTCTGGAACACGCGCTCGCCATGGCGCCACGCATGCGCGAAGCCGACCGTGCGGAATGCTGGGCACTCGCCCGTCTGTCGCCGATCGAGGCGCTGCAACTATCCATCGAGACGGCCGTGTATGCGTGGACGTGGCTCGTCGACGACGAGCCTGCATGCATTTTCGGTGTCGGCACGCGTTCGATGATCGGCGAAACCGGCGTGCCTTGGCTGCTCTCGACGGACCTCGTCGCGGCGCATCCGATGCCCTTTCTGCGCCGGTACCGCGAATACCTCGCCGCGATGCTGAAGGCGTTTCCGCACCTGTCGAACGTCGTCGATTCCCGCTATGCAACGTGCGTCGAGTGGCTTAAGTGGTTGGGCTTTGAGGTACACGACGCGATTCCTATGGGTCCGGACGGCGTGCCGTTTCACCTTTTCGAGATGAGGGCTTGATATGGGCGTAGCAGCCATTGGGATTGCGTCCCTTGCCATGACCGCCGCGAGCGCGGCGATGAGCGCCGAGGGCGCGCAACAGCAGGCGAAGGCAACCGCCAGCGCTGACCAATATCAGGCTCAGGTTGCGAAGAACAACCAGACGATCGCAAACCAGTACGCCGCTCAGGCGACAGCTGACGGCGAAAACAAGGTGGCGATCAAACAGCAGCAGACCGCCCAGATGATCGGCGGCGAACGTGCAGCGATGGCGGCCAATGGCGTTGACCTCAACAGCGGATCGGCGCTGCGCATCCAGGGTGACACGGCAAAGCTTGGCGACGTCGATGCACTGACGATCCGCAACAACGCGGCGCGCGCGGCATACGGATACCAGTTGCAGGGGCTGAGTTACGGTCAGCAGGCGACGTTGGACGAGTCGTCCGCTGCGAACGCAGTCTCCGCAGGCAACCTGAATTCGTTCGCGTCGATTGTTGGTGGTGCGTCCAGCGTCGGCAGCAAATGGAGCACCTACCAGATGAACGGCGTTTTTGCATAAGGGCTGACAGATGCCACAGGTACCGGTCCAAACGACGCAGCAGGTTGTGGGCGAGATTCACCCGGCCTACGACAACGTCAGCGCGTCCCCGGACGCTTTCGGCGCTCAGGTCGGAGCGGCCACGCAGCGCGTCGGCGCCGCCGGTCAGCAAGCCTCCGACGCGATGTCACAGGCCGCCGTTGCATTTCAGGGCCTGCAGAACGAGACCGACGCCAAGCAGGCCGATATCGCCCTCGCAACGAAGCTGACGAACCTTCAGTTCGATCCGCAGAACGGCTACGGTACCAAGCTCGGCAAGGATGCCGTCGACGGCTATCAGGACTTTCAGAATTCGGTCCAGCAGGCCTATCAGGACGCTCGCTCGTCGCTGCCGAACCCGGCTGCGCAGCGCATGTTCGACAACGCGGCGGTAAAGCGCGTCGAGTACTCCCTATCGAGCGGCGCCCAGCATGCCGCGCAACAAAACAAGATCTGGCAGATCGGCACGGCGGACGCGCGAGCTAATCTCGAGCTCAACGTGGCAGCGAATTATTACAACGACGATAACCGCTTCGCGCAGGCAATTGCGACAGTGAATGACGAGGCCGTGCAGCTCGGTGAGCTTCAAGGCTGGTCCTCAGAGCAGGTTGCAGCGAAACAGGCGGATTACGTCAGCAAGGCTTGGACGCAGCGGATTCTGCGAGTTACACAAAACAATCCGGTTGCTGGGCAGGCCATGTACGACCAGAACCAGCAGTACATCAACGCCGCGGAGCGACCCAACCTTGAGCATTACCTAAAGGTCAACGTACAGCCAGTTCTGGCTGCAAACATAGTCAATTCCGTGACTAGTGGCGGCAGCATCGGAATCCGCAACAACAATCCGGGAAACCTGAAGGATCCGAAAACCGGGCAGTTCCAGTCGTTCGCAACGCAACAGGAAGGCATCGCAGCGGCGGATGCCAATTTGCTTGCGTATCAAACGAAGCACGGGATCAACACGATCGATGGCATCGTCAATCGATGGGCACCTTCAGGCGACGGTAACAACAACCCGACCGCGTACGCTGCATCTGTATCGAAGGCGACTGGCTTTGCGCCGGACCAGCAAATCGACCTATCGGATAAAGCTACGCGCACAAAAGTGCTCAACGCGATGTTCAATGTAGAGACGCCAGGCTGGCAAGCCGGCGGCGGAACGGCGCCGACGAACCCGGATCCGCGAGTACACCTAGCAGACTGGGAACAGCAGGCCAGCGCCGCCGCCGAGTCAGTTGCGCCGAACGATCCACAGTTTCGCGATATGGTTGTTAGTCATCTCTTCAATCAAGTCAACAAAATTGTTGCCGGTCAGCAGGGACAGCAAATGGGCGCGCGCGATTCACTTGTTGCGGCCGCGCTAGGTTCGACCGGTGGGCCGAAACCGACCACGCTTAACGACCTGCTGTCGAACCCTGACATGAGGGCCGCTTGGGCGACTTTGCGACCGGAGCAGCAGGTCGGTGTGATGGATCTCATCGAGCACAACGCGAAGAATACTGATCCGCCGATAAACGACCAAGCGCTCTCAACGTTCTACCGCCTCAAGGGTGAAGCAGCAAATGATCAAACCGCATTTGCGAATGAGGATCTGACGAAGTATTTCGACCAGCTGCCTCACAGCATGACCGAGCAGTTGATCAACCTGCAGGCCGCTGCGACTGGCCGCGCCGAGCGCGACCAAACAAAGGCGATGAACCTTGAGCATGCGATGGCGGTTGCTCGGCCGCCCCTGCAGGCCGCCGGCGTGCACATCCCAACTGCGAAAGATTCACCTGACAAGGCCCAGGACTACAACACGTTCACCGGTCGTATGGCGCAGTCGCTCGACGACTTTTACAACACGAACAAGCGCGCGCCGAACGACGGCGAGCTGCGCGACATTACCAACTCGTTGCTGACCCAGGGTGTGGACACCAGCAAGACCTCAGGCCATCTGTGGTGGTCCGGTCCAGCGCCGGCGCGCGCGTTCCAGACCGATCCCGGCAGCTTCCAGATTCCGGCGCCGGACGCCGAGAAGTCGAAGATCGTTGCCGCGTATCAGTCGGTGCACCCGGGTCAGACGCCGAGCGATTCGATCATCAACCAGATTTATACGCAGTCCCAGCTCGCCGCGAAGAAGCCGGTGCGCACCAGCCGCCCAGCAGCGCCGGCCGCGCCCGCTTCGACGTCCACAGTTCCTAACCCCTTCGCGAGCAATCAGTAATGCCTGACTACGCCGGCATCATTCAGTCGATGGACAGCGGCGCGGCCCAGCCGGATCGCGCGCCCCTCCCGGCGCCGACGGCACAGCCGACGCAGGGTGATAACCCGTACGCCGACATCGTGCGCCAGATGGATGTTTCGACGCAGCGGACCGCGAACGACAACCTGCTCGCGGCGCAGCCGTCGAAGCCTGACGTCGCCGCGCGCGCGATGCAGTTGGCGCCACAGGTGGGCGTGCCGGCACCGGCCGTCGAGGCGGATCTACCGACGTACGAACAGCAGCTGCAGCTGCAGCAGAACCGTCAGACGCTGCAGGGTAATCCGGTGCTCGCACAATGGATCGCATCCAACCCGCCGGCGGCACGCATCGCGCAGGACGACTTCGACAATCTCGACATGGTGTCGAAGGCAATGGCCGCCCTGAAAAGCGGCGTCGTCAGCGCTCTCGCGCAGAACCAGTTGGGCCGTGCGTACAACGAGAAGCAGCTCGCTGGTGTAACCGACGGCCCGACGCCTGACGCGGACAAGACAATTCAGCAGGCCGAGGGAACGCTGGCGGCGCAGCCGCACGCCTCCGGCCTGTACGGCACGATGCAGAGCTTCAGCTCGTTCGCGGCGGGCCTGCTCGACAACATTGCTTCAGGTGCCCCTGAAGCAGCCGGCGGCGCGGCTCTCGGTGCTGGCGCAGCCGGTGTGGGCGCCATCCCCGGTGCCATCGCAGGCGGCATTGTGGGTATGAAGTTGGACATGTCCCGCGTGAGCGCGGGCCTCACATATCGTGCATTGAGCAATGTCCGCAGCTCGACCGGCGACGAATTGTCCGAACCGTCGAAGCAGTTCGGCGCACTGGTTGCCGGCGCGCTTACTTACGGCATTGCCGGTATCGGTAGCGGCGCCGCGCAGAAAGTCGGCGGCGAAGCGATTGCGCCGTTTGTATCGGAGGCAGTCACCCAGGCGATGACGCGCCCCACTGTCGCCGCCGCGCTCCGGACGGCCGCGCTCGCCGCAGCCAAGGGCGGCGTGCAAGGCGCCGCGCTCAACGCCGCGATGGACGGCGCGCAGATCCTCGGCGAGGAAGCAGCCAAACAGATCAGCCCGGGCGACTTCCAGACTGTCTTCAACGATGACGCGACCCGTCAGCAGGTAATCACGCGACTCGCCGACGCCGCTGAGTCTGGCGCGTTGCTGTTCGGCGGCATGCATGGCGTCGGCGCCGGCGTGCACTTCGCGGGCGACATGCTGCGTGTGCGGCAGGCCCAAGCCGACATGCAGACCTTCCAGCAGCTTCAGGACGGCGCAGCGGATAGCGCGACGCGCGCACGGTCCCCGGATGCCTTCGCGAGCTTCCTGCAGTCTCAGACGGACGGCACGCCGGTGGAGAACCTGTTCGTGCCGGCCGAGCGCATCGCCCAGCTGTATCAATCCAAGGGCGTCGATCCAACGGCGGGCAGCGATCCGCTGTTTGGCTGGCTTCCGGACATGCAAAAGCAGATGAATGAGGCATTGCCGCTCGGCGGCGATGTCGTCATTCCGACTGCGGACTATCTGGCGCACATGGCCGGCACCGACGTGTCGCGCGAGCTGCTGCCAGATATTCGCGTGCGGCAGGACGGCATGTCACTGAATGAAGCGAAAACGTTCCGCCAATCCGCGCAGGAAGGCCTCGCGAACGATGCGCAGCAGCTTGCCAGTGTCGATGACCCGGTGCGCCAGATCTTCGAGGAAGTCGCAAAACAGACTACCGACGCAGGCTACACGCAGGATGCATCGCAGCAGTATGCGGCGCTCTTCGCCTCACGTTACGCGGCCCGCGCGCAGCGGCTCGGCGTCGATCCGATGGAGCTTTACCGGCAGTCGGGCGTCGAGATCAAAGCGGCTGATCAGCCCAGCGGCGAAGGGCCGAAACTGTCGCAGGACGAGGAAAACGCGCGCGGCGCGATCACGATGGGCAATGGCAAATCGCTGATCGAGCTTTTCCGTGGTCGCGACTTGTCCACGTTGCTGCACGAAAGCGGTCATTTGTGGCTCGAGGAGATGCGCGCGGACGCAGCGCGGCCGGACGCCCCGGAGGGGCTGAAGAACGACTTCGCCGCGGTCACTAAATGGATGGGCGTGGAAGATCCGTCGCAGATCGGCGTCGAGCATCACGAACAGTTTGCCCGGGCAGCTGAAGCCTATTTCATGGAAGGCAAGGCACCCAGCGGCGCACTCGCAAGCGCATTCTCGAAGTTCAAGTCGTGGTTGACGACCATCTACAAGTCGATCAGCAGCCTCAACACACCGATCAACGACGACATGCGCGGCGTGTTTGACCGGCTCGTCGCGACCGACGAAGAAATCGAGAATGCGCGGCGTGCTCAGCACCTTCGCGCTGCTTTCACCGATCCGGCCTCTGCCGGCATGACCGAGCGCGAGTTTGCCGCATACCAGAAGACGATCGCCGATGCCGGCACGGCCGCCGACAGCGCATTGCTGCCGAAGGTCATGGAGCACGTCCGGAAAAAGCGCACTTCCGACTTCGACGCCTATCGGGCCAAGGTAAAGGAGGAAGTGACGCGCGAGGTCGATGCGCGCCCCGACTTTGCCGCGCTCGAGACGTTACGCACTGGCCATCTGTCGGACGGCGCCGAGGGCATCAAGATCGGCAAGCTGTCGGCCAAAGACATCGACGCGGCGTACGGCGCCGGCACTTCCGAAAAGATGCCCAAAGGCACAACAACAAAGCGCGGCGGCATCCATCCGGACGATATGTCCGACGTGCTCGGTTTTCGGTCAGGTAGCGAGCTGGTGAAGGCCCTCGTCGCGCTTGAGCAGCAGGAGCGGGATATCCGCCAGACACCCGATGAGCGCCGCACCGCGCGCCAGTACACCATCGACCGTCGCACCGACTTTCGCATGTCCGAAGAGCGTCCGGACATTCTGTCGGATGGGTCGATTCGCGACGAGGCGATCGACGCCATCCACAATCAGGAAATGCAGAAGGCCCTGCAGATCGAGCTGCGCGCGCTTGGCCGCCGAGTCCACCAGGAGGCGTTTTCAGCTGCCGACGTACGGCAATGGGCAAAAGATCAGATCGCAGGCAAGACGGTGCGCGAGGTTCAGCTCACGGGCAAGTACTCGCGCGCCGAGGCTGTGGCGGCGCGAAACGTCGAGCGGGCCCTGATGGATGGCGATCACGCCGGCGCGTACGCGGCGAAGCGTCAGCAGGTCCTCAATCACCACATGTACATCGCGGCGCGTGAGGCGACCGAGGAAATCCAGTCCGGCTCAAAGGAGCTGAACCGATATGCCAACAAGCGCACGATCGCTGGCATGTCGCAGGAATATCTCGACCAGATCCACGCGTTGCTCGATCGATTCGACTTCGGCGACGCGTCACAAAAGGAAGTGGCCCGCAGAAAAGGTTTGCGCGAGTGGGCCGACAAGCAGCGCGCGAACGGCGAAGAAATCTATGTGCCGACCGAACTTCTCAACGAAGCCTATCGCAAGCACTTCAGCGAGCTCACGGTCGACGAGTTCCGCGGCCTGCGCGACACGGTGGACAACATTGCCCACATCGGCAAACTGAAGCAGACGCTGTTGGACGGCGCCGATGAGCGCGACTTCGATTCTGTCGTCGCGGAAGCAGTCGCGACAGCAGAGAAGCTTCCGGAGCGGACCAAGGCGCTCGAGCGCAACCCGGGCCAAGGCGGCCGTGGCCTCGACCGTATCAATGCGAAGTGGCTGAACGCAAAGAGCAGCCTGCGCTCGCTCGACGCGTCCATGCTCAAGATGGAACAGGTGTTCGACTGGCTCGACGGAGACTCCAACGGCGTTTTCAACCGGGTCGTCTTCCGGCGTCTCGCCGACGCGGGTGTCAAGGAAAACGACCTGCGCACGCACGTCGTCAAGGCGATGCGCGAACTGCACGACAAGCTGCCCGCCGAGGCAACCAAGGACTGGCTGAACCGGTACGAGCTGCCGGAGCTCATCGATTCGACCACGAAGCAGCCGTCGCGCATGCTAAAGAAAGACATCATCGCGATGGCGCTGAACGTCGGCAATGACAGCAATTTCCGCAAGCTGACCGAAGGCGAAGGCTGGTCGCGGCAGGCCGTCTGGAGCGTGCTCAACCGGCACCTGACGAAGCCCGATTGGGATTTCGTGCAGGGTTCGTGGGACCTGATCGAATCGCTGTGGCCGCAGATCGAGGCGATGGAAAAGCGGCTGTCTGGCGTGGCGCCCGATAAGGTTCGCGCGACCGAAGTCGTCACGCCGTTTGGCCGGTACCGAGGCGGCTACTACCCGGCGATCTATGACCCGCTGCGCTCGTACGACGTTGAACTGAACCGCCAGCGCTCCGGCGATCGCATGTTCGAAAACAACTACACCCGGGCGACGACCGACAAGGGGCACACGATCGAGCGGATCGAAGACTATTCGCGCCCCCTGTATCTGAACCTCGATGCCCTCCCGCGGCACCTTACCGGCGTGATTCACGACCTCGCATACCGCGAGGCGGTGATGGACGCGGATCGCTTCCTTTCTGACTCACGCGTCCGCGAGGCGGTAGAGACTCGCATGGGCCGCGAGATCTACCAGCAATTCCGCCCGTGGCTGCAGGCGATCGCCAACGACAAAGTGTTCGACCAGCGCGGCTTGGCATGGTGGGATCGAGCTGCGCACTGGGCACGCACCAGCGCGACGATGGTCGGCCTCGGCTTCCGTGCGACCACGATAATGATCCACGGTATGACCGCGCTATCGAACTCCATCGGCGAGATCGGACCGCGCTGGATGATGTCGGGCATTCACGCGTTCGACACGCCGTCGAAATGGACCTCGACGCGCGACTTCGTGTTTGACCGGTCCGGCGAAATGCGCAACCGCATGAACGAAGTCGATCGCGACGTGCGCGACGCCCTGCGCGAGATGGAGATCGCAAGCAACCGCAACCCGGCTCAGAAGGCCTACGACGGCGCGCGCCGGTTTGCCTATTACGGCATCTCGATGCTGGATATGGGTTCGGCGATGCCGACGTGGGTCGGAGCCTATAACAAGGCACTGCACGAAGGTTTGTCGGAGCAGGACGCCGTCTATGCGGCCGACAAGTCAGTACGCAACGCCCACGGAGGCGGCGGCTCGAAAGACCTTGCCGCGATCCAGCGTGGCCCCGAGTTCCAGAAGCTATTCACCATGTTTTACAGCTTCTGGAACCACTTCTACAACCGGCAGCGTGATATCGGGCGGCGCGCAGTCGAAGCAGGCAGCCTAGCGCGCCAAGGCGACTATCAGGGCGCTGCGCGCGACTTCGCGATGGTGGCGGCGCGGTCATGGTTCTACTTCGTCATCCCGCAACTGATCCACGCAGCGCTCAAGCCAACGCCAAGCACCCAACAGGGCGAACAGCAATCGTGGCCGGCATGGGCCGCCGAGGAAATCGGCCTTGGGCTGTTGTCGGGTGTCCCGGTCTTTCGTGACTTCGCGAATTCAGCAATGTCCGGCCGAGACTACGAGGCCACGCCCGCTGCGCAGATGGTCAACAGCGTTCTCAAGTCGGCCAAGGATGTGGCGGCTGCGACCGGCATGTCGGATCACGACGTGTCCGACAAGTGGGTTAAGCACGCGGTCCAGAACGCTGGCTATGTCTTCGGTCTGCCGACCGGTCAAGCGTCGGGCAGCGCGCAGTTTTTGTGGGATGTGATGCACGGGGACCAAGACCCGAAGGATGTTTCGGACTGGTTGCACGGCCTCGTCTACGGCAAAGTGAAGGAGTGATATGACTATCTCGAGCACCGCCAATAAGGCGATCCTGTACGGCAACGGTGTCGCGACGAGCTTCCCATATAAGTTCCTGATTCCGAACCAAAGCCAGCTGATGGTGATCGTCACCGACCCTTTGGGTAACCAAACGACTCTCACGGTGGCTCAGTACAGTGTTTCGGGTATCAATAGCCCGAACGGCGGCGCGGTGACCTATCCGCTGTCCGGTTCGCCGCTGCCGGCGCTTTGGTCAATCACGATCCTGCGCACGCTGCCGATCGTGCAACTGACGGACATCGTCAATCAAAGCGGGTTCTTTCCGGACGTCGTCGAGTCCGCGATGGACTATCAAACGATGACGCAGCAGCAACTGTCTGAGGCACAGTCGCGCAGTATTTCCTTCCCGGTGGTCGATGACCAGACGGCTATCACGCCGGTGTTGCCTGCGGCGGCGGCGCGCGCGACAAAGCCGTTGATCTTCGACGCGAGCGGCAACGTAACGACCGGTCAGCAGGCCTATCAGGAACCGCAGGCGCTGCTCGATCAGGCGAAAGAAACTGCGGAAACAATCGCCGCCGGGGTGGCGCCCGGTTCCGGTACCGGAACGTTCATCCAGAACGGCATTGGCGCCCGCGTGCGTACGTTCCAGGACAAGCAGCGGGACATCATCGACGTTCGTGACTGGCCGGTAAAGCTAGACGGCGTGAACGACGACACCAGCGCCGTCCAGCGAGCCATCGACGATATTGCGATTAACTCAGCTGACAGCACGTATTCCGGCAACGGCATCGCGGTCTTGAACATTCCCGGTTGCAAGGTCGCGTTGTCTCGCCTCGTCATGCGTAGCGGCGTGATCATTCGAGGGTGCGGCTCGTCGTCGACGTTCATTCTGCCCGCCGGCGGAACACCCTTCGTGTTTGACATGGTAGGACTCGACGATACGCACCTTGCCGCGCACATCGGGCTTGAAGGGCTATATATCGCCACGAACGGGCAGACGGCGACGGACGGATCTTACGCACGCGTGACCACCGGCGGCATCAACATGTCGTACATCGAGCGCGGCGGCATCCTTCGCGATGTGAAGGTAAATCACCTCGACGGCACGCTGCTGTACATGCAGAACGCTCAAGACATCGATGCATTTGGCTGCGAGTTCCTTTTCGGCAACGACAACATCGTCATCGATGCAAGCGCCGTCAACCCTTCGAACGCCATCAAGTTTTACGGTGGGAGATCCGAGGGCGGCCGAGACCGGCTGCTTAAGATCAATCCCGCTAACGGAATGCTGCCGCCGCGCGACATCCAGTTCCACGGCACGAAGTTTGAATGCCGCACGCTATCGGATGTCGCATCTGCCATCGATATCGGCTACGTGGAAAGCGTGTCGTTCCTCGGTAGCAACTTTGTTCCGACGTCCACGGCCAAGGCGATGATCTCGGTCAAGGACAGTGGTTCAGGTGCGCAACCGCGCGGTGTCAAGCTGATTGGCTGCTCGTCGTCGGTGCCGACGGCCAACGTATGCAAGATGGTAGACGCAACCGGATCGGGCACTACCGCCGTTTGCCTGGTGGTCGGTGGCACGTGGCGCGGTCTAGGTGAATACGCCTTTACCGGCCGGTGTGCATTCGATGGCAACGATGCATTCGAGTGCTCGGCGCCCGTCATCGCTCCGGACGACTTTATCGAAGTCGGGGTTAATCGTTTTGACTCGATCACGCCGGGTCCGAGCGGCATCACTGTGCCGGTGCTACGTGGGTCGTCGCAGCGGACGACAACTGCAGTTCCAAACCCGATTGTGATCGGCACGGCCTATCGGAATGGGTCGGCCAATCCGGTCGTGGTCTACACGCGGGTGACCCTAACGCCCTCTGGTTCGGCTTCCGCAACTGCCGAACCAAAACTGTCGAAAGACAACGTCACGTTCATTCCACTGGGCTCGAAGTCGCGGCCGGCCGCCGCGACGGCAGCCAGCGAGCCTTTCACCTTCACTGTTCCTCCAGGGTGGTACTTCCGCCTCGATGCTACGGCTGGTGTCACATCCGACACGACCGTTGCGTTCGACCTTTTTTGAGCATGGCCGCGCGCGAGCGCTCCCAATAGACGGAGGACAAGTGGACGAAAAAAGAAACCTGACCGAGGCCGATGTGGCTGCGATCGCCGCGCAAATCGAAAAAGGCATCCTGGAGCGTCTGCAACTGAATGTGGGGCGCGGCGTGCTTGCGCTCGCCTGGAAGTGGGTAATGACGGGAGTCTTGCTCCTTGCTGCGTACGGAGCTGGCGGCGGCTTTAAAAAGTGGGGGGCATGACGAATATGAAGCCCGTTCCCTACTGGCGCACAGCCCATAAGCGCAATAGCGTCCGCGCGTTGATCGTCGGCACCGTCGTGCCGTTCGCAGCTGGTATCTGGTCTTCGATACCCGGGTCCTACGTCGAGCGGTTGCCGCTATGGCTTGTGCTCGGCATCAGCGCGGCAATATCCGGCCTCGGCCTGATCGGCGCTTATACGAACCAGCGGAGTTTGCGCGATGAGTGATGTTCGCCAGCCTCCACGTAAGCGGACGCTCGCTGCAGTGGTCGGCGCTACCGCCGCAAGTGCGCTGATAGGGTTCACTGGCTCGCGCGAAGGCGTCTCGCTCGAGCCGTACAACGACACCATCGGCGCGCACGTTAGAACCGTCTGCTTCGGCGAAACCAACGTGCCGATGCGGCGCTACTCGCTGCCAGAGTGCAAGCAGATGCTGGGCGACAGTCTTGCTGGCTACGCTGAAGGAGTCCGCTCATCGACACCTGGTTTCGACCAGTTGACCGACGGGCAAAAGGTCGCCGCCATCGACTACGCCTACAACCGCGGCCTCGGTGCATGGCGGGCACCAAGCGGAAAGGACGGCCCCAGCGTGCGCGCTGGCTATGTTGCGGGCGACTTTCCAGCAGCTTGCGAGCTTTACATGTCGTGGGCCAAGGTAAAGCGCTGGGGCGAGTGGTTTGATTGCAAGGATCGCTCGAATGGCTGTTACGGAATTTATAACCGACGCCTCGCCGAGCGCGCGGCATGCCTGGGGGAATGACATGTCACCGTATCTGATCACCGGCCTTGCAGCGTGCCTCCTTGGAATCGCAATCGGTGCCGGCGGCACGCACGAATTCGACGCGAACCACTATGGCGCGCAGCTGGCCGCCGAGAAGGCCGCGCATTCAAATGATGTCGCGTTGCGTGAAAACATGCTCAACGCCATATCGAAGACCGCACTCGATGCCGAACAACGCGCCATCGATGCCCATCAAATTGCCGAAGGCAGGATCGCCACGCTCGATGATCAACTGACGAAGGAGAAACAAGCCCATGAAGCCGACAACACTCGCAATCGCCTTGCTATTGCTAATGGCAACCGCCGGCTGCGGATCGCCGTGTCCAACTTCCATCCAGCCAGTGGCGACCAAGCCGGTACCGCTGCCACCGCCGGCGGCGTGGGCGATGGTGCCAGTGGCACAGCCGAGCTATCACGACCGTTTGGACTCGCTCTTTTCAGCATCGCCGACGATGCCGACGCCGACCGCGCAAAAGTGACATACCTGCAGGGCTACGTATGCGCGATCCGGCCGGAGACGGACGGCTGCGCAACGCAATAACTTGACGAGGAGAACCAGATGGAAGATTCCGATAACACCGTCCCTTCGTGGCCGTTTCGGGCCACCGGCAAGGGGCAGGCAATCGCAGCGACGACCGCCAGCCAGAAAGTCACTATCGCCCTAGGCGAGGTGCTCGAGGGCGCCCTGGTCGCTAACCTCAGTGCGGCGTGGGCGTGGATCAGCTTCGGCCAGTCCGGAGCCGCCACAGCAGCTTTTCCGGTGGTCGGCACTCCCAGCCCCGGCGTGCCGCTTGCCCCGAATTCCGCGATGACCGTTCGACCGCCAAACGCCGCGCCGGATTGGTCTGCGCAAGATGGGGTGTACGACACGGTCGCTGTGGTTTTGCAGTCTGGCACCGGCACGGTTCTCATCACACCGGGGATTGGTCTATGACTGCGATGAAAAACACCGCCGGCCCGGGCACCGCTCGAGCACTGGTGCTGGCCCAGTCTGCTGCACCCTCGAGCGTTACCGGCACCACCGCGACGACGACGCTGGCATCGATCCCGATCCCGGCAGGCGTGATGGGTGTGAACGGCGCTTTGCGGCTGACGCTGAACTGGTCCACTACGAACAACGCTAACACCAAGACGGTGGCGGTGACGCTTGGCGGCACGCAAGTCTATTCGACGGGCAACCAGTCGGTCCTGTCGGTCCAGACGCAGATCAATATCAGGAACCGCAACTCGCAAAGCTCGCAGGTCACCAGCGCCAGTATTGTGACATTCGGCGGCAGCGGATCTGCAGTCACTACGACATCCATCGATATGACGCAGGCCCGGACTCTTGCGATCACCGGCACGCTCGGCTCGTCAAGCGACACGCTGACGCTTGAAGGCTACACCCTGGAGCTTCTAAACCCATGATCAACATCCCGGTATTGGAAGACTTGGACGGCTCCCTAGTTCCATCGGAGCCGATTCCCGCTGACGCACTCGCGGTCGTCTGCGATGGCACCAACTACACCGTCTATCAGCCCGGTGACACGCTTCCGGCCCCGATCGATGGTGCGACCTCATGA